GTCGTGACTGGCTTCACTTCTATTTATAACTTTTCTTTCCTCATCGTGACTGGCTTCACTTCCATTTACCTCATTCTATCAATTTGTCACTGTTATTTTCAAGAAACTCTTCTTTGATATCATAGACAGTTTCGCTTTTAATCATTTCAATAATCGTTTGAGTGAGATAAACTTCTTTTTGTAATAAGCCGATTTTTGCTTCGAGTTCATTTAACTCTTTTATATAAAACTCCAATTCTTTTTCTTTACGAATTTTTTGTTCTATGAAATCGGCTATTGATATTACACCTTCATGAGTATTTTGTTTTGACATGTGATTCTCCAAGTTTAGCCACATCTATTTTATATATTATAAATAGGCATGTAGATATCTATTAAGGAATTTATCATGGCATTAGTACCAAAACTTGGTGTACAGTTAGAAACTGAACAACTGTCTCAAAATATAAACTTTTTATCACCGCTCGGTTTTAGATTTTTATTGAACCGTGCGCCTAATGTCGAATACTTTTGTCAGTCGGCAACACTGCCAACTATCTCTATGGTCGAACTACAACAGCCAAGCCCTTTTGTTGTGAATCCAAGACCGGGCGATAAGATTACATACGAGCCATTTACACTTCGGTTTCGTGTTGATGAGAACATGACCAACTATCTTGAGATATTCAACTGGATTAATGCTCTTGGTAAGCCAGAGAATTTCAATCAGTATGAAGAAATCTTATCTGATGGTAGCATTCTACTTCTTTCTTCTAATAACAATCCTAAAGTAAGGATTGCTTTTCAAGACCTCTTTCCTCTCTCCCTTTCACCGCTTGCTTTTGATGTTACTCAATCTGATGTCGAATACCTTGAAGCGGATGTAATGTTTCGCTACAGAATATTTACTGTGGAAAATCTCTAAAAATCATTGACAACCTTTTCAAACTTGTTATAATAGGATATGTGATGCGTAAGATACTGATTAGAACTGGACGACAAGATGATCTAAGTAAATGTTGGTTTCTTGTTGATGCTAAAACTGGTAAATATATACATGATACAAGTTTTAAAACTCAACAAAGTGTAACTAATATGTGTAATAATATTAAATCTCTTATTGATGTAGAATTTATATTTGAATAGAGAATAGGATATATTTGTGAAACTTGATGATATTATTAGTATGTGGCAAGATGATGTGAAGATTGATGAGACTGAACTTTCTCGTGAGAGTATCAATACTCCAATTCTTCATGGTAAATATCTGAAACATTACTCCGAACAAAGACTGAAACTTCGTAGTCTTAAAATGAAACAGAAGCAACTTCATTCAAAGTTGTTAGACTATTATCGTGGTGATCTTAACAATCCAGAAGACCTTGCTGAGATTGGACGCGAACCTTATCCACATAGAAGACTTAAAGGTGAGATTGCTACATATGTCGAATCTGACTCGGATATGGTTGAACTAAATATCAAGATTGCTTATCAAACGGAACTTGTTGAAGTTCTTGAAGAAATAATGAAGAACATTAATACTCGTGGATTTGTCATTAAAAATAGTATTGACTTTTTACGATTTACGAGTGGTAATTAGGGAGTGAATACATGAGTAGAACTGGTATTACAAATGTTTTGGTAAATAATCCAAGCGCACACGAAACCGCCAGAGGTATTTTTGAAGCATCAGACCAATTTTCGATGTTTGAGATATGGAATGATGTAGATGATAATCACGAAACTACATATCAACTCATTTCTCCTAACGGAGAAATCATTGACCTTACTTTTACAACAAATGATCCTACCGCTTTCAATAACTGGTGTATAAATGAAGGTCTAAGCCCAGAAAAAATTCATGCGATTGCAAAAGAAGGATCAAAATCTTCTTACAAAGAATGGTTTGTCAAAATAATTGATACGCCAGTTGTAATACCTGAAGAAGAGCCCGAACCTGTTATCGAAGAGAAGCCAAAGAAACCTCGGCGTAAGCGTAGGACAAAAGCACAGATTGCTGTTGATAAAGCAAAAGCTGAAGCAGAAAAAACAACAAAACCGAAACGAAAACGAAAAGTAAGCGTGAAGAAAGTAGCCGCTGCTAAACCTTTACCGATTCCAGAAGTCGAACCAGAAGATTCGACACTAGGTAATCATCGAGTTCCTCCTCGTGCGCTTAAAAAAGAAAAAAGTGTTTGGCAAGATGCCGAAGAAATTTCTACACTAGTTAATCGTAAGCAACGGAGAGCAGCAAAAAAACGAAAGAGGAGATAGGCGCTATATTATAAAAGACAGTGAATAATGTCTAATAATAAGATTGAAACATCCACCACAATTTCTAATAGACAATAGTGTGAAAAGTAATACCTTGATAATAACTAAAGTCGATGAAGTATATATGCAAATCGAATCCGAAGCGGTGATTCGACAGGAGCTTGTTGACTTTTTCGAGTTTGCAGTTCCTGGTGCTAAATTTATGCCTGCATATAAAGCGAGAATGTGGAATGGTAAAATCCAACTTTTCTCTCCAATGACGAAGCAGTTATATCTTGGGTTACTTCCTTATGTCGAACACTTTGCGGCTGAACGAGAATATAGTATCGAAACAAATGAAGAGATAAATATACAAGAGAACTTTTCGAGAAATGAAGGTGTTGACTTTATAAAGAACTTAGGTCTCAAGTTAACTCCACGTGATTATCAAGTTGATTCGTTTGTCCATTGTGTTCGGAACAATCGTGCATTGATAGTATCGCCAACCGCATCTGGTAAGTCTTTAATCATCTATATGTTGGCTAACTTCTATCAAAAGAAAACACTACTGATTGTACCAACCATATCTCTCGTCCATCAGATGCGTTCTGATTTTATTGATTATGGTATGCACGAAGACGATATTCACATGATTATGGGCGGCGAAGAAAAGCGAAGCGATGCGCCGATTATCATATCGACGTGGCAATCGATTTATAAAATGCGAAAAGATTACTTTGCTCAGTTTGATGTTGTGATCGGCGATGAGTGCCATTTGTTTAAAGCGAAGTCACTTACCTCTATTATGACAAAGTTAGTTGGATGTAAATATCGATTTGGGTTTACTGGAACACTTGATGGATCCGAAACCAATAAGTTAGTACTCGAAGGGCTGTTTGGCAAAGCAAAACAATTTGTGAAAACAAAAGAGTTGATAGATTCGGAACATTTGTCGGCTTTTAAAATTAAGTGTCTCGTGTTGAAGCATACTGACGAAGAAAAAAAACTTGTCAGTAAGATGAAATATCAAGATGAGATTGATTATATTGTAGGTCATCAACGTAGGAATACTTTTATAAAGAACCTTGCAGTATCATTAGATGGCAACACTCTTTTATTATTCCAATACGTTGACAAGCATGGTAAAATATTGTATGATAGAATATCAAAAGCAGTTGCAACTGATAGAAAAGTGTTCTTTGTATACGGTGGGACTGATGCACAAACTCGCGAACAAGTACGCGCAATCACGGAAGAAGAATCCAATGCGATTATCATTGCGTCATATGGTACATTCAGTACTGGAATTAATATTAAGAATTTGCATAATATTATTTTTTCTTCTCCCACTAAGTCTCGTATACGTAACTTGCAGTCTATTGGAAGAGGTTTACGTAAGAGCGCCACAAAAGATAAGGCGATTCTATTTGACATTGCAGACGATCTTCGGCACAAAGCCAAAGTAAATTACACACTCAATCACTTTGCGGAAAGAATGAAGATATATAATTCGGAAGAGTTCGATTATAAGATTTACAATATAAATCTATAAAAAGGTTGACAATCAAACATGCAAATAGTATACTTAAAGTTAGTAACAGGCGAAGATATTATAGCCTACGCCGAAAGCGTAGATGAAGAATATGTTCACGTACATAAACCTATAACTATCCATACAAAGAATACGGAAAGAGGTGCTATTCTACGGTCAACTCAATGGATTCCATTTACAGAACAGAATGATTTTCCAATCAAGAGAAAAAACATTGTTATTCTATCGAATCCATCAAGAGACATGGAAGACTATTATCACGAAACTCTTGACATATTGGATGATATGATACTTGAACCGATTGACCCATCTCAAGAACAGTTAGATAAACTTGACCCAGAAGATCGAGAAGCATATGACGCATTCTTTGAACTTTATGCGAATAACGAAGTAAAGGTACACTAATGGCTAAGAAAAAACATTATGTAAATAACAAAGACTTTTTAGCGGCAATGATTGACTTCCGAGAAAAAGTTATTGAAGCAAATGAGAAAGGCTCTACTCGTCCTCGTGTACCGCATTACATTGGTGAATGTCTCATGAAGATTGCAGTCAATCTTTCACACAAACCAAACTTCTCTGGTTACACATATAAAGAAGATATGATTAGTGATGGTATTGAAAACTGCCTTCAGTATATCGATAACTTCAATCCAGAGAAGTCACAGAATCCTTTTGCATATTTCACTCAAATTATTTACTATGCATTTCTTCGGCGCATCACGAAAGAGAAGAAAGTACTGTATACAAAGCTAAAGTATACCGAAGAAAGTTATGCGCTCAATATGAATAACTCTACACAAGAAGGTGATGATAATGATTATGCACCACCAGGCAAAGTCAACGAATGGTCTAATGAATATGTTGACAACTTTATTGAACAGTTCGAAGAGACAAAACGAAAGAAGCGAGTGATTTCTCAATCAACACCAATCGACTCTCTTTTGAAAGATAATGAGCTTTGAAAACAATTATTCATATCAATAAAAACTTAAAACAATCAGACGATAAACGTAAATCAAAACGCCCAGTTTGTCGGGTTGAAGTTGAAGGTAAAACTTGGTATGGAAGTGAAGTTGATATTCTCGGTCCAAGTAAGATGATATATAGACCTGACGAGCCTCGAAAATGTGGCGCAAAACTTTGGATCGAAACGGATAGTGAAGTCATTATACATGACAAAACAACGTACAAGGATATGCAGCCAATATGACAAAAGCCGCTTTAATAACCGATACCCACTGGGGAGTGCGTGGAGATAGCAAACAGTTTATCGATTACTTTGATAGGTTCTATACCAATGTATTCTTTCCATATATACTTGATAACAATGTCGATACTATTTTTCATCTTGGTGATATTGTTGATCGGAGAAAGTTCATTAACTATGTCACTCTTAACGAATTTAAAAGAATTTTTATATCACGTTTAGAAGAGAACGGGATTCATATGCATGTGATTGTTGGTAACCATGATATTCCGTATCGTAATACCAACGAGATTAATGCGATGAACGAACTCTTTCGCTCTGATAATATCTCTACGTATTCAACTGCCACTGATGTTGAATTTGATGGTTGTCAGATTGCGATGCTGCCTTGGATTCACAACACGAACCACACAGATAGTATGAAATTTATAGAAGAAACGAAGTCACAAGTTCTGTTCGGTCACCTCGAACTTGCTGGCTTCACGATGCATAAAGGAATGGAGTCAAAAGATGGCATGGATCCTCAACCCTTTAATAAGTTTGATTTGGTATGTTCAGGTCATTTTCATCATAAGTCTTCAAATAACAATATTCATTATCTTGGTTGTCCTTACGAACTTACTTGGAATGATTTTAATGATGGTCGTGGGTTTCATATCTTTGATTCCGAAACGAGAGAGATAGAGTTTATTCGAAATCCCTATCGTATGTTTCATAAAGTTTGGTACGATGACACTGAAACTACTTTAGAAAATTTACTTGACAAGTATGATTTTTCAGCATATACTGACTCATATGTAAAAGTTATTGTTCAGAGTAAAACAAATCCTTACTGGTTCGACATTATGATGGACAATCTCTACAAAGAGAATCCAGCAAACGTAAGCATTGTTGAAGATAATAAGCATATGGATTCGTTAGGTGATGATGAGATTGTTAGTGAAGTTGAAGATACGTTGACCACACTTCATAACTATGTTGAGACTATGAACACAGATATTGACAAAGATAAACTAAATCAGTTATTTTCGAATCTGTATATTGAAGCGCAAAATATGGATGTTGCATGATTTTATTTGAGAAGGTCCGCTATCAGAATTTTCTGTCTGCGGGTAATGTATGGACTGAGATTGATTTAAATCGAAGCCCAAACACTTTGATTGTTGGTGAGAACGGAGCAGGTAAATCGACAGTGCTTGATGCGCTGTGCTTTTGTTTGTTTGGTAAACCATTTCGTAAGATTAACAAACCACAACTCGTGAACAGCGTAAACGAAAAAGGTGCGCTGGTTGAAGTCGAGTTTACTATCGGTAAGATATTTTATAAAGTTGTCCGTGGAATAAAACCAGCAAGTTTTGAAATCTATGCGAATGACCAGCTTGTCAATCAAACCGCATCGGTTAGAGATTATCAAGACTATCTTGAAAATACCATACTCAAACTCAACTACACTTCGTTCACACAGATTGTGATTTTGGGTTCAAGTACGTTCATTCCATTTATGCAGTTGCCAGCAAATCAACGGCGAGAGATTATCGAAGACCTTCTTGATATCAAAATCTTTACTGTGATGAATCTTCTTTTGAAAGAAAAAACTCAAGAGAATAAAGTTTTCATTAACGACTGTAAATATGAGATTGACATTTACGAAGAGAAACTGAAGGTTCATCTCCAATATATTAAAGATATCAAAACAAAAAACGATGAACGGCTCAATTCGATTAAGGCTGAGATTGTGAAATCAGAATCATCCATCTCTGAACTTAATAAGTTTATCGAGCAAAAGAACGAGAATATTCAAACTCTTCAAGGTAAGATTACAGACCAAGACTCGGTCAAAAACAAACTTGATGAGATTAAAAAACTCGAATCGAAGTTTGAAACTAAAATACGTAAGTTTAAAAAAGAGATTGCATTCTACGGAGAAAATGATAACTGCCCAACATGCTTACAGGTTCTATCAGAAGACTTGAAAAAAGAAAATATTAATAATGGCAAGTCCAAGATTTCTGAAATCGAAGAAGCGATGTCTCAACTTGAATCTGAACTTACAAAGAATAATGAACGCCTCTTAGATATCTATGAAATCAATGAAGAGATATCTCTTTTTCTTGAAGATATCACAGATAAGAATAATCAGATATCATCCATCAATCGTTATGTCAAAAAACTCAACGCCGACTTACAAACAGAAAGCACGGACACTGGTAGTCTGAAAGATGAGAATAAGAAAGTGCGTGAGTTGAAAGACGCAATTGAAGAACAAGAGAAGCGCCGAGAAGAATTTGTTAATGAGAAAGCAGTACTTGACGTTGCTGGCGAACTTCTTAAAGATAAAGGAATAAAAACACAAATAGTTCGTCAATATATTCCTGTTATGAACAAGTTGATTAATAAATACTTGGCATCGATGGAGTTCTTTGTCAACTTTGAATTAAACGAAAACTTTGAAGAAGTAATCAAATCCCGTCACCGTGATGAGTTTAGCTACACATCCTTTAGTGAAGGTGAGAAAGCAAGATTGAACATTGCTTTACTTTTAACATGGCGAGCCATTGCAAAGATGAAGAACTCTGTTCATACAAATCTATTGATACTTGACGAGGTATTTGATAGTTCTCTTGATGAGGTAGGCGTTGAGTCGTTGACGAAAATCTTTCATGAGTTCAATGATGGTACTAATCTATTCATCATCAGTCATAGAGGGGACGTGTTACAAGATAAGTTCCGCTCTGTTATTAAGTTTGAAAAAGTCAAGAATTTTAGTAGGATTGCCGCATAATGTTAGACCTGGTTAAATCAAATGATCCAATTCTTAAACAAAAAACTCTTCGGTTCGACTTTGAAAAACCTCAACGAGATCCTCGAGAACTTGCCGAAATTTTGGCAACTGTAATGATGGAACATCATGGTGTTGGTCTTGCAGCACCACAAGTTGGAATACCACTATCAGTATTTGTGGTCGGTGATCCCATGAATAAAGAGTCAATCATGGCTTTTTTCAATCCAAATATTGTTGACATGAGTATGAAACAAGAGTATTATGATGAGGGCTGTTTGAGTTTTCCAGGACTGTTTGTCAGTATAAAAAGACCTACGATGATTCGATTGAGATTTACGGATATGAACAATGAAACGACAACTACAAAATATACTGGATTTACTGCCCGAGCAATACAACATGAATATGATCACCTCGAAGGTACGGTATTTACGACTAAAGCCACAAGTTATCATCTCGGAAAAGCTAAGAAGGCTCAAAAGATTTATCAACGCAAATCTTAAAAAAATGAGAACGTGAAATGACTAAAATATATGAATCGCCCGACGGTGGTAAAACTGTTCGAGCGCGTGATATAGTAGAACAAAAATCAAAACAAAAAGCTAACTTCGAAAAAGTTGCAGACTTCATGAACGCGTTTCGTCAAGATGTAGAGACTGAACCGCAGTGGAC